TGTATGACGCCGCAAGAGATGCACGCAACTACGATGGCCCGTGGCCTGTAGTTGCTCACCCGCCATGTCGAGCGTGGGCAACATTACGCAACCATGCGAAACCAGCCGCACATGAGCGGAACTTGGCAAGACTTGCCGTTGCACTGGTGCGGGAGTTTGGGGGCGTGCTTGAACACCCGCACCGGACGACTCTATGGGAAGCGCAGAGCCTGCCGCCTGTTGGTCAGAGAGACGCTTTTGGCGGGTTCACTCTGGTGATTGATCAAAACTGGTGGGGGCATCGAGCACAAAAGAGAACGCGGTTGTATGTTGTCGGATGCGAGCCTTCAGAAGTGCCAACGATGCCGTTGGTTTTAGGCAAGGCAACACACACCGTTGGACTGTGGAGTGGTCGCAACAAGGCAACTTGTAGACCCAGCATTGCAAAACATGAGTACGAGAGCACGCCACACGAGTTGGCAACGTGGCTTGTGTCACTAGCCCGATGTTGTCAGCGCAAGCCGCTCACGAGTTACAGGCGCGCCGCGATGTCCTCCGATGTAGCCCGGTAGTAGGTTGTCATCAGCAGGCGCAAGTCTTTGTGCCCCGATATCCGCGCCAGTTCAAACGCATCCACCTTGCGACTGAATCGCGTCAGAGCATACGCCCGCGCGGCACAGATAGCCGGCGTCGCAAAACTGGGCCGAGCGGCGCAGCCCGGCAAAGGCCACAGGCTGCGAGCCGTCGTAGACCAGCCACCACATCGCGCCGGCCAGCGTGCATGGGGAGTCACTGGGTAGCGTCAGGCGCTGGAGCCGGTTAACTTCGGAGGCAATGGCCCTGTCGCACGCATTCACTCTGCGCACGATCAGTCCGGCCATATTGGTCACCTACACGATGCGATCAATGAGCGGGCCGTCACCAGCCCGCCGATGATCACACCGGAGCCGGGTCGGGGTTCAGATCATCCAGCGCTTGAGCGACTGCCTTGAGGTCGGCCACGGCCGCGTCGACTTCCGGCGTGGTTCCGCCAGCCGCAGCAAGCGCGTCGGCCAATGCGGCAATCTTGGCGACGATCTCGCCAGATGCCTTGGTAAGTTGGGTCTCGATTGCAGCAAGTTCTGCTGCGTGTGTAGCTTGGTCGGTCATGATGAGTCGTTGCCTTTCGTGAAGATGCGCGTACAGCGCGAGAGTGATCGCCATGACGGCGAACGAGAAAAGGACGGCGATCAGCATCACCGCTCCCTCAGTGAGTCGTAGGACTTGGCGCAGGCTTCGCCGGCAATGCGGGCACGGTCTGCGTACTCAGCAAGTTGTCCTGCATGATCCTGAAGAACTCCGAACACGACGGATGGCAGATCGACGGTTTCGCCGGCTGGCGTGCTTGTGTCGACAGTGCCGGCGGCTGGACAACGACCGGCGGCGACGGCGGCTGCGAACCGCTTGCGCAGGCGCTCAGAAGCATCGCGAGCAGCAGCGGCGTCAGCGATGGCGGATTGAACTTTCCGGTTCGCGTCATGAACGATCTCCTCTTGCGCCTTGGTGGTGCGCTTGACCTCTGCGTCGGCCGCTTCGTTGCGGATGCGATTCGACTCGGCCCACTTCGCGTAGACGCGAGCCTCGGCGGCCTTCTCGACCTTGTTGACGGCGTGCGCGTGCCAGCCGAACAGGCCGGCCACCAGAGCAGCGCCGGCCGCGAAGATCGCCCAGCGCGGAATGAGCAGGCTGAAGAACGTCATGACAGGCACAACTCCATCTCGGCTTGTCGCCGCTTGGTGAGTCCGGGCAGCACGACGGACTGGCCAGCCACGGTCGCGCGGTTCCATCTCGGCAACTGGCGGCACGCGCCCGCGATGTCTCCCGCCTTGAGCAGCCGCGCCGCGGTGCTGTTCTTCATGTCGCAGACCAGACGCGATCCGATGTTGAACGTCGCGTCGGCGAACGCTGCCAGCGGCTTTTCAGGAAGACCCGGTGCGCAGCGCTCCACGATGTCGATCGCCGTGCGCATGTCGTCGGTCAGGAACTGGTTGCACTCGGCAAGCGAATACTTGCGGCCGGCCACCACGTCAGACCCGGTGTGCCCGTAGCAGACGGTCAGGATGCCGGGCGGATCTCGATAGGCGAACTGCCGCAACCCTTCTGCCGGTATTGCCAGAGCCGTGGCCAGCGCAGTCGCCGCGGCGATGCGTCGCTTCCTAGCGTCCATCGTGCAGGTTCTTCTGCTCGATCACGCGAGCGATGCCGGCCGACAGGGAAACGATCGCCGCTGCCAGGATGAACCTGCCGCTCGGGAACTGCGGCGTCATCAGGTTGACCACGAGTTCTGCGGTCGACAACAGGCACGACAGGATGTTCAGCCGGATCGCCCACGAGCGGCGCAGCACGCGCTTCCAGTCGGAGATCAGGCGCATCAGTCTTTCCCGCAGAACGCAGCCGCGAGCCCGAGCCCGAGCACCAGGCCGCACAGCACGCCGAAGGCGAACATGATCCCGCCGAACCCGATGTCGTTGCTCTGCACGGCCATCGATGCCAAGCAGCGCACGTCAGGGAAGCACCCTGCGATGTTGGTCAGGTCGGTCATGGCTTGTCCGCCTTGTGCTTCAGGGCATCAATGATTTCCTCGAGTCGACTCAACACAGGCTTGAGCATGTCCTGCAGTCGGTCGTATCTGACAAAGTCAGAACCAATGCGAACCTGAAGTTCATTCAGGTCGTCTTTGAGCTTCTCAATAGCGCGGAACAATTGATTGGCAAACCACCCGATCACCGAGCACGCTACTCCAATGAGGATGATGAAGATCTGCTCGAGGCTCATTTGTTTGCCTTTCTGTTCATGCGTTGGTAAGCGGCGCTGATGTCGACAACGTAAAGACCATCTATCAATTGAGAGAACCCAAGTCCGTGCCCATCCTTTCGTGATGCGATAAGCGTTTTGACACCAATCTCGTGCAGTTTGTTGACCAGTTCGCGCGTGTCTTGCCGCGTCAATTTGCCGTGGAATCCGAGCATCGTTGCGCGCGTGCTGTCATGCGCTTCGACCTCCAAAGTCGCGACTGCAACGAAGTCGGGCTGCTCATCGCCGGCCTTTGCATTCGGGCACACCCGCACCACGTAAGCGGGCGGGATGATTCGCTCAAGAGTGATCACGGCATCACACGTCGGCGGTGATCCGAACCACGTTGGTCCCATCGCACGAGACGATGGCCGTCTTGAGCGTTGCAATCGTGATGCCCGTTCCCGTTGCGCCGATCACCTGAATCGATCCGCCCGTGCAGTCGTTTCGCACGATCCATGTCGCACGTCTGAGAGGGACCACGAGGTTGCGAGTTGCCGTGAGTGCCCCAGTCGTCACCAGCGTTTCGCACAGGCTCATGGCCTGCGTGATGGTCTGGTTCGCGTCGGCCATCGCCTGCGTTGCCCGGCCCTCGAAGAAGCGCGTGATCGCCGCCGGGTTGCGCTCGTCGGTCCATGTCGTGACCGTGGCCGAGCCGGTCACGATGGAGTACAGCGGGCACTCGTTCGCCAGGCGCGTGGTGCCGACCGACACGACACCGGCCTGCGACACGCTGATGTAGTTCGTCGCGCTCGCTGTCAGCGTCTTCGTGCCGCTTGCCACGTTGGTCGGCGTGCCGTTGATCAGCACCTTCGCGGCGAAGTAGCCCCACGTCAGGCCGGTCGATGTGTCAGCGTTTCGACCGAAGTAGGTGGCAGGTGAAGCGGCATCGAACAGTTCATTGATGCGCGCCTCTTGGTTGTTCTGCGACGCTTCAAGCGTGAACAGCGGGGTGGTTGAGTCAGCCATTAGAACGATCCTCGCGCTGGGTATCCGCGTCCGAGCGTCGATGACACCTGGTACACGTCGATGTAGAAATTGGTCTGCACCGAGCCGAAGTCGATGACTTGCTGCGCCTCGCTGTAGTTGACCGTCTCGGTCGTGCTCGTGAGCGTCCGCACGACCGTCGTGAACGTGCCGTCGTCGTACACGTCGATCTCGTAGGACTCGGTCGTTTCACCGAGCGGCGTCACGCCGGTCGTGAAGTTCTTATCCAGCCTCGTGCGACGCGACCATGTGAACGAAACGCCGTCCGTGCTTGCCGTGGTCGGCCATGGGCCGGTCGGCGTGAAGCCTGCCGAGTAGCGGAACGTGCCCGAGCCCTTGGTGACCCGGAACTCCTGCATGTAGCCATTCCAGTTGCGCGTGCCGACCGATGGATCGCGGCCGATCTGCATCGCATTGGTCGAGGCGGCCACGGCGCTGGCGCTCGACGCCGTGCCCTGCGAGACACCGTCCAGCCAGAGCGTGAACGTCGATCCGTTGCGCGTGTACGCAACGTGGTGCCAGGTGTTCAGCGTGACCGTCGTGGCCCCGGTGATGGCGCCCAGAGCCGTTCCGGTTGTTGGCCCCCAGCAGTTCGCCGACAGAAAGTTCGTGGACCCAACATAGAACACGAAGCCCGGATCCGATCCCGACGTGGCTCGCGTGGTCATGATCGTCTGCAGCCGGCCCGCCTCCGACTTGTAGACCCAAGCCTCGACGCAGAAGTCGCCCGACCCGAAATCAAAGTCGCCGGCCTGCCGAGTCACCGACAGGTAATCGCCCGTGCCATCGAACGCAATCGATGATCCGTTGTATTGAGCCTGCGCCGTGCTGACCGCCGCATTTCCGAACGCCGTGATCGTGTGGTTCAGCGTGCTGATGTCAACGAACGTGGTCGATCCGTTCGTGCCATTCCCACGCACCAGCAGCGCGACCGACGAGTACAGCGTGTCGCTCTCGCCTGTCTTGACGATGCGCACATTGACAGGCGCAAATGGCTTCAGGTCGACGCCGGCATAGGTCAGCGATTCCGCCGTGGCAGTCGATGCCCTGCGGCCGAGCGTGATGCCGCGGAAGTACCGCGTTGCGTCAAGGTCGCTGACCGTGAGATTGACGCGGCGCAGACTGTCTGGAGAAAGCAGGACGAACCGCTCTGCCAGTCCGTGATCCGTCATTGCCCACTCGGTGCCCCTGCGCCCACGAAGCAAGCCGGACAGCGTGTAGACGCCCGTCGAGACGAACGTCGCTGTCTTGAACTGCAAGACCTCGTCGCCGATCTTGCATGCGTTCGCGTCACTGTCGAGGACTTGATCGCGGGTGACGCTGGACAACACGCCGAGCCCGACGTTCACCGTGACCGTGCTGATCTCGTCAAAGCGGTTGCCACCAGCCCAATCCGCCAGCGTCGTCGTGCATCTGCCGATCACACCGCTCGATGTGATGTTGCCCTGGTCGTCGTACAGCGCGCCGTCATAGCTCATCTGCACCAGGCACCCGGGCCAGCCGGCTTTCTTGCCCTTGGCTGCGACGTACACGCCGGGCGAGTTGTTGTCCTTGTCCCGCAGGATCGGGCCATCGATGATCTCGATGTCCGTGTCGGGCAACCCGGTGACGGTGTTCGATTCGGTGTAGTCGGTCGTCGTGCCTGTGGCGACCAAGACGCTGGCGTTGTCCACCACGGCGTCGAATGACAGCACGCCCGCCGCCTCTGTCTTCTTGACCAGGCGCAGGCGATAGGTCGATCCGTCGTCGTCGGTGACGGTCACGATGTCGGTCGGTTCCAGCTTCGCATACTGCCCGAGCAGATCGAGCGTCGTCGTGAAGATTTCAGCCGCAGCCTTCTGGATCGACTTCTCTGCAATCGCTTTGGCTTCGGACGGTTGGAACCCCAACGGAACGCCGACCGTCGATGTGCTGCCTTGAGCGGTCAGCAGTCGGTCGCTGTACTCCGTGGCGATGTTGTAGTCGTTCGTCACGTTGGAGTAGCTCAACGCCACCTGCGCGGGGATCTCCAGTTCATTCGCCATCCGAAGCTCGAGCGGTTCTTCCTTGGCCTGGTTCTCGCCTGCGCCGAGATCCGCATACGCCAGCGTTGCAACCGACGATCCGCCATCGGGGTAGAAGTAGAGTTTGTCGGACAGCACGCACGAGAAGAAGTACGTCGACGCCAGCGTTTCCAGCACGTTGCGAATCGTCGTGACCTGGCTGATTGCCATCGAGCGAACCGGCGTCGTGATGGACGCCAGATCACTCGCGTCGTACTGCGAGGCATCGAGGCCGCAGCGGATCAGCAGCCGCTCGACCACCGCCTGCAATGTCGGGACTGCCGCCGTCGCCACGTTGCGGAAGTCGGCCCGGTACAGCCGGTCGGTCGGACCTGTCGCGTCCATGTTGTAGTAGGAGCGCCCGACCATCGAAGGCAGCGGGAACGATCCGCCCTGCACTTCCATCGCCGCCGTCATGTCTGCAACGAAGATGAACTCCGTGCCGTCGTACTGATAGAACCTGTCGTTGTTGACCCCGTACAGTTCGCCGTCCTCGTTGGTGACGATGGCTTGGATCAGGTCATTTCCGCCCTGCGCTGCATCCGGGCCGGGGAATGAATCGACCAGCGACATATCCGACAGCAGGAACTCGTAGACGATGGTGTCGTCGGCCGCCAGTGCGTAGCACTTCGTGTCGGTCAGTGCGATCTGCTTGATGATGTAGGTGCCCGCGACCGTCGTCGCCGTTGGGTATCCACCGGTTCTGGCAAACCGATCAAGATTTAGCGTGGCACGGTTGCTGAACACAACATTACTGCCGCGCACGGCGTAGCAATACGGACGCGCTGCGGTGCTGGCGTAGGTGTATGAGATCGACTGCGTCGGATCGCTGAACCGTAGAACATTCGACAGACTGCCAATCGGCTGCGTCACGCACAGGCACGATTGATCGCTGTTGCCCAGTGACACGATTGCAGCCGGGCTTTCCGCCGTTGGTACAGGGCCTGACGATTGAAGAATCAGCGTGTCGCCATCTGCGATGTACGTATTGGCGGTGACCCCCGAGTTGAAGATGATCGTGAACTCGCCTTCACCGTAGGAAGGCGCATATCCCGCTGCGCTCGGGTTGTCCACTTCCCACAGCGCCGTCTCGTCGGCCTGCATCACATAGGACACCGTGCCGTCGCCGTTGGCGACCTCGAAGGTCAGGTTCGGGATCTGCCCGTTGCCGCCAAGTTGGAATGACTCAATGAACACCGATCCGCGACCGCGATACGCGCTGGCGTAGGCCGTCGTGACCGCCGCCTCATAGGTCGGGTCCGGCATCTGCGTGACGTCTCCGGTATAGACCGTGAAGCGGGTCCACAACTCCGAATCGTTGCTTGCTTCAACCGAATCGAAGTCAGCCCCGTCGAGGTTCGTGAAGATCAGTTTTCCGTTGTTCCAGACGCGAAGGACGCCGCTGATCGTGTTGTCCGTCAGCAGGTACAGCAGATCGACTTCGTATGTGTAGGTCGTTGACTCGACGCCGCCGCCCTTGCCGCCCTGCTCGGTTGTCTTGGCGATCTCGCGCCGGTCGGATGCCCACACGATCTGTCCGGCTGTACGGACCACGCCCTCGCAATACGGGATGGGCTGCCCGTACTCGGTTCCAGAAACCCGCAAGTCCTCGAGGCGCGGGCCTTTCTGCTTCTGCGTCGGGGCACCGAGAGCAGATCCAATGCTCCATCCGATCGCAGCGCCCTGCGGCCCGCCCACGGCAAAGCCGATCGCCGCACCTGCGGCTGCAATGACAAGCTGTGCCATCAGTTGATCCCGGGGAGTCTGTAAGCCGCGATGAATCGCATCTGCTTCGTGAACCACAACCGCGTCTCGACGACGCGGGGTGGCTTCATGGCTGCGTGAATGATCGACAGGCCGCCGTGCCGGTAGTCACCCAGGATGCCCATGTGCCCAGGCGCTTTGTCATAGGCGACCACCACCACATCGCCAGGCTGCATGTCCTCTTGCCTCACTGAAGTCATGTGCTCGTTGCACGCCCTCAACAGGCTCACGCCGTCCGGCTGGCGCGCGTATCCGCCGACATCGAAGGCCGGGACAACCAGCCCCAGATCACGGCACACGCCGATGACCAGACCGGCGCAGTCAACTGCGACACCCTTGGTTCTCTGCTGGTGTTGGAATGGCGTGCCGATCCATTCACGCGCCTGCGTGACCACATCCGCGCGCATCGTCATACGCTGGTCTCTGGGTTCTTCGTGAGGTCGTCAGTCGTCGGGCGATGCGGCTCGCCCTGGAAATTCAACTGATTCGAGAACTTGGTGGAGCAGTCCTCATTCATGCGCTTGCGGCATCCGGCGATGATCGAGAACGTGTCGCCCACCTGAACGGTCAGCACCATCGGCAGCGACAGGGAAAGCACGCCACCCGTCGTGTGCGTCTTGATCTTCTGACGCAGCCCGACGTTGTTGCCCGCCGTCCACGTCAGCACGCCCTCGGTGTAGTAGTCCGTCGCGCCTGCCAGTGCGGATGCGGTGAAGTCCTGATTGCTCACGACACTCGTGATCGTCCCGGTCGTCGTGTACGTCGCCGCCACCAGGCCGCAGCGGTTGTTGCCGTTCTGGGTCGGGAAGTCTGCGAAGTGGGCGCGGCACGTCTTGGTCGACGGGTTGCCGACCGGCTGCTGGAAATACTGCTGCAGCCCGCGGAGCTCAACGACCACCGACTGCTTGCGCAGCGTGACCATGCCGAACGTGCCTTTCATGCAAGGCTCGACGCCGTCTGTCAGCCCATTCCAGTTGAACTTGAACAGGTAGAAGGAAGCGTTGTCCCAGCGCCTCGAAAGCACGTCGTCGCGCGTGAACACCGTTCCGTCGTCCAGCGTCGTGAGCTCGAGGTTGTCCACCGCGAAGCCCGCAGTGCAAACCAGTTGGCTCACATCGAGGCCAGGCGCCGAGTCGTACAACTGCGCCGCGATCGTCACGCTTTGATCGTGGCTCGTGAACCCGTAGATCTCACCATCCGTGCGCTCGATCAGGATCGCGTAGGCCACGGTGTGCGTCGCGCTGGCATAGTGCGACGCAAGGGCAACCGGGATCGTCTTCACAGGCGGATTTCCTCGAGCGCGATCTGCGGCCACGCAGACTTCATCTCGCCGGTCGCGATCACGCGGAACATGGCCTCGTCATTCACAAACGCCACCGGCACATCGAACTGCCCGGCCCACGAATAGGTGTCACCTCCGACATGCCCGCTGACCGTGACGATGCCCGTTGTGTAGTTGATGCTCGGACTGATCACCGACGTGACCGCCGCCCGGGTCCGGTAGACCGTGACCGTTCCCGTGACCGGCTTTTGTATGGTCCGCGTGAAGGTGCGGGCAAACGCCGTGTAGACCCGGTTCATCTGGTAGTCCGAACCGCTGATCAGAGAAAGCGATCCGGTTGACTGCGTCACCTCGTAGTCATTCCAGTCCTTGTAGCGAAACCCATCTGCACGTCCGGCCGTGACGTAGAAAAACGCTTTCAGGGTTTCTCGGCTGCTGCCCTTCTTGAGCGCGTGGCTCACGTCATACCGATGCAGTGGCATTGACCAGTTGCGGTTCGTGACGCGCCGGCCCGACTGCACCATGCCGACCCCCGTCGACCAGACCGGGCCGCCCATCGCACCTTCTGAAATTCCCTCGGGGAATCGCTGCTCGAAGAAAGCCATGTCAGTTGTTCCTCATGTCGGCGACGACGGCGCTGCGGTAGGTGGTGGCCGCCAATTGACTCTGCGTGCGGCGGTCGACGCTTCCTTGGCTGCTGAAGTTGATCGTCTGCTGCACGATCCGGTCGCCGCCGCGGTATCCGTCGCCGTTGCCGCCGCCCATGCGCTTCATCGGAACGATGTTCTTGCCGGTGCTGCCACCGAACGCGAGCTCGGGACCGTTCTCGCCGACGACGCCCCACTTGCCGGCCGGGATGTTTCCGCCGTCCGCGAAAAACCCGCTGAAGAAACTCGCCGCGGTGCCGATGAACCCGCCGCTTCCGGCGTTCGCGCTGGCCGTCGTGATGCTGCCGAGCGCGGATGCGCCGCCTTGTGCGCCGAGCGAGAAAGCCGCCGACGTCGCAGCCGCCGTCAGCGCAGTCAGAGCGGCCGTCGATGTGGTCGTGGCCACGATGTTGGCGGTGATGGCCGCGGTCTCGGTCGCCTTCGATGCCGCGCCAACGACGTTGCCACCGCCCGATGCGCCGCCTCCGATGCCGAGCACGCCCTTGAAGAAATTGCCGACCGGGTTGTCACCTTCGGTCGCACCCTTCAGGATGCCCTCAAGCCCCTTGGTCAGTGGATCAGTCACCAGCAACTTGGTGCCGATGTTCAGCAACTGCTTCTCGACCGAATCGATGACGCTGCCGAGACCCTTGAAGTTCACGATCGAGTCGCCGATGGTCTGGGCGATGCCGCCAGCTGCCGTCTTCGCAGACTCGCGCAGCCGGTTCAGCGCAGCATCCGCAACGTCGATCGCCTGCGCGTACTGGAGTGCGGCATTGGTCGCGGCTTCCTGCTTGGCCTGATCGTCAGGCGCGGCGTCGGCGATCTCCTTCAGTTTTTCCGCCTGGATGCGCAACTGCTCGGCCGCCCGAGTTCGGATCTCGGTCAGCCCGCGCTCGGTGTCGTACAGCGACAGGGCGCTGTTCTGCGCTTGCAACAGGAACAACTGCTCCTGTGCCGCAGCCCGGTTGCTGATGAAACCGATCTGCCGCTGCGCCTCGGTCAACTGATTCGACAGTTCAAGCGCCTTCTGCTGGCGCGCAATGTCGGCTTCGCTGACGCCGCCGCCGGATGCCTTCGACAACAGGCGCGCGTTCTCGATCGCCTGCTTGGTGCGGATCGCGGCAGCGCCGGCCTCGTCGCCTTCCAACTGCTTCAGTTGGGCGCTGTACTCGATGACCCGGTCGTTCAGCGCCTTGAGGCTGGCGGCTTCCTGCTGGTTGGCCAGCGTGATCGAGCGCGCGCCGGCAATGCGAGCCGCGGTCTGTTGGTCGCGGAAGTCGTTGATCTTGGTCTGCGCAGCGATGCGGTCGCTCGGGTCTTTCGACTTCGCAATGAACGCTTCTTCGGCACCGATCGACTTCTCGAGCGCGGACAGTTCGGCGGCCAGCGAGGTCTCGGTGACGGCGCGGCGCTTGTCGTAGAAGTCGCGCAGCGAGATCGCGCCCGCGTCGTAGACGCCCTGCAGGTACTTCTGCTGGAAATCAGTGGCAGCGCGCTCGGCCTGCAACTGGTTCTCGTATTCCTTCAGCGCCTGGTCGCGCTCGGCCTTGAGGATCTGGTCGGGTTCCTTGTCCTTGCGTGTGCTGCCGCTGGCTTTGTAGCGCTTCTCGATGATGTCGCGCGCGGCCTTCTGCTCTGCCGCGTTGACTGGAGATCCGGCCGCAGCACTCGTGATGAACCCGCGCTCGAGCTCGGCGAGTTCCTTGTTCTTCTGCGCCACCGTCTTGCCGGCCGCGAGGATGCCATCCAGTTTGGTTCGGAATGCGATGGCCGCCTGATTGGTGGCCGCGCGGTCTGCTTCGGCGAATGCGTTGTCGTCCTGCCGCAACTTCTTCTTGGCGAGGTCCGTCAGGTTCGCCTCTTGAGCCGCGATCGAGTTGCCTTCTCCACGCAGCGCTGGACGCGACGAGAACGCCGGGTTCCCAGACTCCGCTGTTTGGCGGCGACGCAGCGCGTCCAGTGCGGTACTGGCCTTGCCGATCCGATCCTCGATCGTCTCTGGCCGGCCGATGTCGAATGCCGCATCCCAGAACGATGCCCACCCGTTCTTGGTCGCACGCAGGGCGCGATCCAAGATGCCGAGATTGCTGTCGAGCGTCTTCAGCCGGTTGGTCAGCGCGTCATAGACGATGGCCTGCGCCTCGGCTTCGCGCCCCTGCTCCTGCAGCGACTTGATCTGCTCGAATTGCGCCAGCGTGACGAGGTTCAGTTGCCGGTTGTTGTCGGCGGTCCACTTCGTCACGTCGCGCGTCATCGACGCGAAACTCTGTGCGACTTCCTTGGCCGTCTTGCCGGTGGCCTGCCCGTACAGCGTCGCTGCCTCGGTGGCCTGACCGAACACCTGCGGCCCGATCTCGCCGGTCGCGATCAGAGCCTGGCCGAATTCACGCGCCGAACTGGCAGTGACGGCGCCGCTGTCTGCAATCGCGCGGGTCAGCGCCGTGAAGCCGCCCGCGGTCTGCCCGGCAAAGTTGCCGCTGAGTGCAATGGCGTCGTTGAAGACTTTGGTCTGCTCGGCGCCCTTGAAGGCGGCAACACCGAGCGAGATCAGCGCGCCCGCTCCACCGAGCACAGCCACCCGGAACGGCGTGAAGATGCCCGTGACCGCGCTGATGCCGGCCTTGATGCCACCCTGCCCTGCAAAGGCGTCGTACACCTGACCGCCCTGTTGCAGCAGGATCGTCAGCGGAGAGATGCCGCTGCCGGCCGATGCCACGACGTCGCTGATCGTGTACTGCAGGGTCAGCAGTTGGTTGCGTGAGGCGAACGCCGACTTGCCGAGTTGCCCGGTCTTCGCATCGAAGGCTGCGATCTTGGCAATGGCCGCTTCGGCTTCCTTGCCGAGACCGCGCTGCGCGGCTTGCAGGGCGAGGATTTCGGCGCGCGTCTTGCCGGCGAAGCTGGCCTGCTGCTCGAGGCTGGACAGGAATGCCGCATTCGAGTTGGATGTCGCTTGAGCCTGCTGCCGAACAGGCTGCTTGTTGACCAGTTCCGTACCGGCCTGCCGGAACTGTTCTGGCGTCAGTTTGCCCGCATCGCGCAGTTCGCGAAGCGCGGCCAGTTGCTCGCGGTAGGACGCGGTCAGCCCCTTCTGCGCATCGGTGATCTTGCGTGCCGACTCAGCCCGGTCTGCGGCCGCTGCCTTGGCGACATCGGCGACGGCGCGCTCTGCGGCCTGCTGCGCTTCGGCTTCGCGCAGTTGACGGATCGCATCCAGCCGCCCGGCCGTGATGTTCTCAAGCCGCTTCTTCAGCAGATCGTCGCTGATCGCCCCGGACTTGTTATCGGATGCCGCAAGTTCCTTGAGCCGCTTGGCTTCGGCGTTGACCTTGTTGATGCTGTCCGCGAGCTCGCTGTAGCCGGCCTTCTGGCTTGCGATGGAAGAAGCAACCGTCGACTGCAGCGCCGTGAACGCGGCGGCGCCCTGAGTGCCCGCACGAGCGGCCGCCCCACCAGCAGCGTCGATGCGGGTCAGGAACACTTCCGCCGCGTCGCTGACGCCGACGATCGCCGCACGCACGCGCAGCGAAGACGCGCCGATGCCTTCCATGCGCTCGGCAGTGCGCTCCAGGGACTTCAGGAACTTCTGCTGGCTGCTCGACATCTTCTCGCCGTCGCGGGCGATGATTTGAGCGGCCTTGCCCGAGTCGCCTTCGAACTTGGAAAGGTTCGCGACGAGGTCAACGGTAAGACTGGCGAGACTCAAGGCTTACTCCTGATTTCCACTGGCGGGCTTGTGGCCCTTGATGACGTGCAGGCGATGGATCAGCATGTCCACGTCCTCGATCCCATAGAACTCGGCTTGGATGTGCAGACCGGACCAGTCCAGCCCGCCCATCCCGTTCTCGAGTGCGTTGAACACCAAGATCGCCACGTCGTCAGCCGGCGACGTGTCTAGCTGTGCTCCGACCCATCCGTCGCGCTGTCCGTCGAGTCGGGCAAGGAGTTTTTTGCGACTTCGGCCCTCTCGTTGATGGTTGTCACCATCGAGTCGAGCAGCGCGTCGGCCATCTTCTTCAGCCACTCCGACTTGTCGGCCGCCATCTCGATCCACAGATCGGCGTCGAAATCGATCGGGTCTGAAGATCCGATGGCCGCGCCGAGAACGTCGGCCTCGGTGAAGCCCGACCAGCCGGAGGCGTACTTGCGCACGTCATCCGGGCCGATGAACCACACGCGCTTGCCGTCGATCTCGCGCAGGAAATTGGGGAAGTCGATCTCGGGTGGGCGAAGGAACTTGATCGCCTTGCCTTCACCGAGATCGACACTGTGCTCACGGCGCTTGCGAAGCTGCGCCAACAGTGCTTTTGAACTCATGGCTTACACCAGTTGCGGCAGGTAGCAGATCTGGCCGCGCACGGTCACGGTCAACTGACCCGTGCCGGTGCCGCCTTGGCCCAGGCTTTCACCCGGGATCGAAGGCTGGCCGTAGAACAGACGCTGCGCGCCGACCGAGAACCCGGTCTCAGGCGGGTGCGTGATGCGGAACACCAGGCGCCCCAGACCGCGGGCGACAGAGCGGATCTTCGCCATCGCTTCGTTGTCCTCGGTGAAGGACCGGACATCGATCGTCACCGTCTCGGCTGCGAGCTTGATGGTCTCGAGCTTGTCGATGGTGTCGATCAGCGTGCCGACGTCTTCGGTACGCGGTGCGCCGCCGCCCAGTTGGTACTGGGTCGACTGCGACAGGGTGCGCCAGGTCGCGATCGGCACGAAGATGCCCGACGAGAACGTGGCGAAGTTGGTCGAGTCGATGTCTTCCGCGAGGAAGTACGACGTGTCGGGGGAGCCCGGATCCTTGATGCGAACGGCCTGGCCGTCCAACTGATCCATGCCCTCGATGTCCTTGAAGTAGCCGACGCTGCCGAAGGCCAGCCCGTGCGTGGCAATGTTCACCAGCGCGGGGTTGTTCTTGGACACACCGACGACAGTCTTGTCAGCACTTTCCGTGTAGCCGATCTCGACGCGAACGCCGCGGCCCTTTGCGATTTCACTCATGACATTCGCCTTTCAGACGTAAAAAAACCGGCTTGCGGCCGGGGTGGGTGGGAAACAAACATGACGTGTTCAGGTCGCGTCAAACCTAAGATCAAAGTGGCACTTCACGCCGCCGTACTCGTCCGGGGGAGCGCCCGGCGGCCGCTTGAACCGCGCGGTGCCTGCCGGTGTAGTTGCTGTCACCGCCGGCTGGACAGGGCCGACACCGATGAAGCAACCCGGCACTGCTGCGGGCTGTCGACTGTTCGGTGTTTGTTCGGCGCGAAAGGACGCGGGGGCATGACTCGAACATGCGACCCAAGGCTCTGACCAACTGAGCTACCCCGCGAAGATTCCCGGTTACGCATCCGGGGCCATTCCGGCCGAGTTACGCCCAAGCTATGACGCTCTGAGGCAATCCTGAAAGATGGTGTTGGGCTAGAGATTGCGCGTCCGGCAAGCGCGTCGCCCAGGTGGCCGGTTCTGCAGTTCAGTGAGACACGCTCTCCGCAGATCGATTGCGTGAATTCAGGGAATCGAAGGGATGTTCAGCCACACCGTCACGAAGACGGCGCAGCAACGGACGTCGACAACGGGATCCAGCCCGTCAGGACCGTTCGGGTCAGGCGGCAGTCCAGCCCCGACCAGCAGCGTGACGACCTGATCCTCGAGGTCCGATGCCTGATCCCGCGTCTCGCCCCAGCACTCAAGCGAGTAAGTTTCCTTGTGCTCGAGCAGCGTGTTGTCGAGGCCGAACGTGCGCTCGACTGCCACACGGCGCCCGATCACGAACGGGTAGGCGTCATCCTCGTTGCCGGCATCTGTACGAACACGATCTCCAGCCGCCGTGACCGGGCTGCCGTTGATCAGGATGCCGCGCAGTTCTTCCCATGCACTCATTTAAGTCCTTCGTTGCTGATGCGGTTGAAGTCGGCGGTCAGCGACGTCTCGATCTCGCGCAGCGCGCGGCCTTCAAGTTCGCGGGCGCCGATGATCAGGAACGGCACCGGGTTGCGGTTCTTCTTCGTCGCGAAGTGAACGAATCGCCAGTAGTACGGGTCGGTCGGAGAGTCCGCGCCACGCTGCGCTGACGGCGCCGGCTTGACGTTGACGAACACGCCGACCTGGTTGCGGTCGCGCTCGATGTCCTTGCTGCGGCGCACCGTGATCGCGTCGCGCACCGTGCCCGGCTTGCGGATCATCTTGCCGCGCCGGTAGATCGGCGCACTCAGCGTCGGCGTCACGATCTGCGACGCTTTCCTGACGATCTCGCCGCCCTTGTAGAGCGCCTTGCGAACGTAGCGGCGGCGCAGCACTTCGGTCAGTTGCGCCATGACCCGGCGGAACTTGTCGATGTCCTCGAGCCGGAAGCCGCCGATTGCCATGTCAGTTCCTGCCGTCACGAACACCCGACTTGCACATGAGATCCAGCCACTCGCCGTGGCCGTTGACGTTGATCGGCGGCGCCGCGATGTCGAACGGCTCGCCTTTCCACGTCAGACGCATGTCCTCGGTGACGCTGTCGCGGTAGCGGATCCGAAAGCGCGTGGTGATCTCCGACTGCTGCATGCCGGCGTCGAAGAACTCGCGGCCACGCAGCGGAACCGCCTTGGCCCAGACTTCGGTGACGAACACCCATTCCTTCAGACGCTCGCCCTTGGCGTTCGTGCCCGTCGCGCGGGAGTACAGCCTGACGCGCTGGTCGAGCTCGCCGGAAGCGGTCATGCGAACCCCATCTTTCGCTTCAGCGGACCCAGCAGCGCGGTCGCGCCGAACGGGATCGTCTGCAGGCTGACCACGGTCGAGTTCTCGCGGTTGCGGTACAGGTGCGCGAGGATCAACAGGATCGCGACCTTGATCGACTTCGGAAGCGGCGCGATCATCGGACTGTCGGCATCGCCCGAGTACCCGACCACGTAGTTCACCTTGATGCCGGCGTTCACCGTGCCGACATCGGTCGGCCACGACTCGCCATCCAGCAGTCGAAGCACGGCCGGCTCGGTGCGCGTGTCCAGTGTGTAGGTCGCCTCATCGACCGTCTGCGGGTCGCCGTTGTCGTCGGTGTAGGTGATCGACTGGACATCGAGCACCGGGCCGGACTCCAACTCCAGATCGCCGTCTTCCTCGGGGAAGTCATTGATCTCCGTCTGCACGGTCGTCGGCGCGACGATGGCGCCCAGGTACGACTCGACCCACTCGCGCGCGGCGGTGGTGAACAACTCGAGCAGCGGGTCATCGACGTGCGCTGGCGGCGAGCCTTCGGCGTCGACCTTGCACTGCAGTCGTGCCGTTTCCAGAGACACCGGCTCGGTCGTGGCGGGGGTGATGATCTTCAAGTGATCCCCTTCAGTTCGTCGTGAGCGGCCTTCCACTCGGCATCGAATGAGCCGCCGGTCCACCCGGGCAGGCAGGGACCGCCGAGCGTCATGTGCGCGATGCCGAGATGGTCAGGACGCGGCTGCTGATCGACCAGCCAGTTCCAATTCGGATTCAGGTCGCCGATCTCGTCGTCGGCCAGCCAGCAGAACCGATGCAGATCGCGGCCGGCCCGGTTGTTCACGTCCCACAGCGACAGGCGGCGATTCGCCGGGTGCTCGGTGTCGAACAGCATCACGCTCGACCAGTTCTTGCGCGGGTAGACCGTCTGTTGCTGGTTGACCATCTTCCACAGCGCGGTCGGCTCATGCTCGTGCTTGACGACGTAGACCGCCTTGCCCGGCACGATCTCCTTCAGCATCTCGCGCGGGTCGCGCACGAACACCATGTCGGCATCCACGAACAGCGCCCAGCTGGACTGGCAGATGATCGGAGTCAGGAAGCGGTTGATCGCGAAGTCCGTCGACATCGGGGCGCCGCTGATCAGGTCGTGGTACTGGCTTCCGCGCCGGTCGGTCAGGCGCGTCATCAAGCCGGCATCGCGCAGCCGGTCGGCGCACAGCAGTTCGGCCTCGATGCCGCTGACCTTCTTCAGCGTGAACAGGGCGACATCGACCGCCGCCTGTTCGCGAGGGTCGTGGCCGATGTAGACCTTCATGCGCGCTCGCAGACGATGCGCATGTCGCGGTGCTCGCGGCCTGCGGGGTGGTATTTCGTCGGTTCCTCGACCACCTTGATGAACCCGTGCTCCTTCAGGATCTCCTTCAGGGATGTCGGGGTCCATGCCCAGCGGTGAGACATGAACGGGTCTCGTTGACGTGGATCTCCGTACAGCGCCCAGAGCGTCAACTGATCCGGTTCCTTGCCGCCCTTCATGATCCCGTCGACCACGTTCTTGCAGGTCTTCATCAGGTCGGGCATTTCCATGATCAGCCGGCCACCCGGTCGCAGCAGGCGGTGCCATTCGTCCAGCACGCCGTCGCACTCCCATCGGTAGAAGTGCTCGAACAGGTGAATCGCCATGATCTCGTTCACCGACCCGTCCGGCAGCGGAATCGCATCTGCTTTCGCGACGATGTCAGCGCCTGGGCGCTCCACCGCATCGACGCCCGTGTAACCCTCGACCCGTTTCCCGCCGCAACCGATGTTCAAACGCATTCCGTGCTCCTTTTCAACCACGCCCACACCTGCGGTGCTTCCGCAGGTGACCAATTCCAGAAACCGACTTGACGCAGGAACTCGGCACGCTGCTCGCGCGTCGGGGTCTGCGTCTGCGAATAGAGCGCCAGCGCGGCGCCGTCCACGCACTGCACCGGCACGCCCGCGATGCAGGCGTCGATGGCCACGTTGCTGTGCCGGCAGACCACCAGCGAGCAGCCGCGCATGGCTTCCTCGATCGTTCCGTGCTGCCACATCACCGTGCTTGGAAGCAGGCTGTACTGCTGACCCTTCGGCCGCCAGCGGATCACCCGGTTCGGGTAGGTGTCGCGCAGCGCCCTGAGTGCCTTGCGTTCCCATTGCAGCGGCTGCAGCCCGTACATATACGCCGACTTCTTGCCCAGTCCGCACAGCAGGATCGGGCCGTTCGGGTCGGCGTCTTCACGCAGTTCAAACAGGCGCCTGCACTCGCCTGCCGGCGCCAATGCCAACTGCGCCGCGGTCGGGTGCAGCGAGTCGATCGACATGCGCATGGACTCGTCTCGGTCCCAATAGCCCATGTCCCAGCACGCCACATGGCCGCCGATCTCGACGTGGCGCCGCATGTCGATGAAGCGCCGCGGCAGACCGACGCCGTACATGATCAGCAGCCGGTGCCGGCCTTCGTAGTGCGTCGTGACTTTCGAGCCGGCCGGCGCATGGGCGGCCAGCGCCTTCAGCATCCGAATCCCGCGACGTGCCATCGGCTCGTCCAGCAGGATCTCGGCCGCTTCGATCAGATCAGGGTGTTGAGCCATGCGCGGTAGGTCTTCGCCACTTCACTCAATCGCGGCTCGGCAGTCACCATGTGGCTGCTGATCGCCGCGCGCGTTGTCATCGGCTCGAGCGCATCGAGCGCGGAGCGGACTTGATCTCTCGTCTCGCAGAACCATTCGGCGCCGCTGGCCGTCTCGATGTAGCCGGCCTCGGGCGCGCAGATGATCGGGATGCCGGCGGCTTGCGCGTTCGCCAGCTTGACGTTGCTTTTCCAGTTCGTCGGCGCGTAGCCGGTCTTCTCGCGCAGCGCGACAAGCACATCGCATTCGGTGATCGACGCGGGGTTGATCACGAAGCGCCAGCCGCGCCGCTTGCATTCGCCGTGCAGCCACTTCGCCCAGGTGCCGAGATGCGGCTCGCCGCCTTCGTAGCCCACGACTTTCATCGGGCGGATCGGTACGAGCTTCAGTCCCGGCCGCGCGTGGTGCGGCAGGCAGAGCACGGGCACACCGAACTCGGCGCAGTCGTCTGCCATCGCCCGGGTTGCCGCGACGATCGCAGTTGGCCGGATCTCGTTGAACTTCGCCTTGAGCCAGCCCAGCGCCTCGGCTTCGCACCAGTCATTGCCCTGCGGCTGCGGCCACGAATCGACCACGTCCCAGACCAGCGGTATGCCGGCCTTGTGGACGCGGGCGACCAGATCCTCGGAGGGCCGCTTGACCAGCACCGCCAGGTCGAAGGCCGCGACATCGCGCGCCTTCGGGATCACCGTGGCGCCGATCGCGCGCCCCAACTGTTCGCCACGGATGATCCACGAGCCGGACGCGCCCGACCCGCTGACCAGAATGTTCATCAACGCCCGGCTTTCCCGCACAGCAGATCGAACGTCTTTTCCAGCGTGTCGGTGACTGAGAACACGGTCATCGTGCCGCCGCGGTTGCCTTCGATGCGCAGCCACTGGCCTTCACGCGCGAGCGCGAACTGCCGGAACAACTCGCCGCTGTACTTGACGCCGTTGATCACGACGACGTCGGTGTGCGACGAGTAACTGATCTGCAGCGGCATCACGTCAGCCATCGGATCGCCTCTCCACTCTTGATCTCATCGAGTTCCCACATGGCCCACGCGAGCCGGCGGAACGCATCCAGCCTCAGTTCCTCGCTGCGGTTCGGCTGGCACGGCCAGTCGGACAACGACTGCGACGCGCTGGCCATCACGAAATCCGGGTGCGCATTCCAGACCGGAACACCCATCGCCAGCGCCTGCACCGCGGCAGCGGATGACCATGTGATCACCTGCTTCGCGTTCTTCAGGTCTTCGGCGAGCGGCGTGGCCTTGTTCATGCCCGGATGTGCCCGGATCCGCCCGCATGAAATGCGCTTCCTGACCGACTCGGCCCAGTTGTTCGGGCTGGCCACGTCGCTATGCCCAATGCCGCGCTGCGCCAGGATCACCGTCTCGCTGCCGCCGGTTCGGAATGGCGGCAACTCGATGCCCCAGTCATCCCAGCGCTGCGGCCCGCCGTTCCTGATCTCGCCGCCGGTCATCGCGACATGCGTGCGCGCCAGGCTGCACCAGTGACCGCCGCGCCAGTCGTTGCCGAGCGGGTTGTTCTCGACCACCAGCACGTCGGCGCCGTTGCGCGCGAAGTGCCATGCCTGTTCATCGACGCCGCCGTAGCGGTTCCACATCACCGCGACGTCGCCGGGTTGCGGTTTGGCAAGCCGGTCGACCACCTGAAACCCGGCTTCGCGCAACCCGGACTGGAAAGCCTCGAATCGAGCGCCGTGCCGATGGCGCAGCAGGTTCAGTGCGCGACGCATGCCAGTTCATCCTCGAGCCGCGCGGTCGGGAAGCAGGTGATCGCCGAACCAGGCGTCACGTTGACCACGCTGATGCCCCATGTCTTCAGCGGCTCGACCAGTTCGGAGAACTTGGCCGCCCACTTCGGGTAGCTTTCCTGCGGCGTGTCGCGCAGCCCATGCGGATGTGTGCCGTGCCAGTGCCCGCCGTGCATGTCCATGCCGCACAGCAGGATCCGCTTCGCCCCGGTGTGCGCCGCGATGTGGACCGACTGATACCCGCTGTTGTGCCCGGTGCGTACCGAATGGGCGTTGAAGTCGAACCCGCTGGTGCCGCTGACGTGCAACTGGTGACAACCTTTCACCGCCTGGCACGACACCTTCAGCCCGGCGAAATCGTGCGCGTCGCGGTTCTTCTCGTGCGCCCACCACTCGGTATCGGCCGCGTAGAGCATCCATGCCCACGGCGCGAGCCGGAAGGTGCTGTTGATCGCGATGGCCGGGATGCCTGCTGCGTGAACCTGGTCGGCCACGCCCTGCGACATGCTTTCTCCGCTGGCCAGAATCGCGATCGTGCCGCCCGGGAACGCGCGCGGCGCCGCCCAGTATTTGCTCAACGACATCAGAAGCGGCGCCCGTCCATCGTCATCTGCGTCAGGTCACGTCCGGCACGGCCTTCAGCGCCGCGCTCGCCCTTCTCGCCCCTGATGCCATCCCGACCGTCGCGACCGCGCTTGACCGACAGGCGCCACGCTTCGCTGGTGCCGGGCTTGTCCTGCGTGGCCTCGCGGGCGATCCACATCGAACCGTCCCATGTCGTCACGTCGCCGGGCACGTAGGACTCGTCCGACTTGTAGACGCCCTTGTCGATCAGCACCGGCATGGAAACGTGCTTCTCGGTCGTGCGCCCGCTTGTCGTCACCGACTTGATCGTGAAGCTGCGCTCGTCGGTCTGCTCGACCGAGAACTCCTTGATCCCTTCGACCATGACTGCCCAGCCAGCGGCCTCGATGCTGTCGCCGACCGGATCCGTGGTGCGCATGGAGCGGATGACGCCGCCATTCCAGAATGCGTAGGTGCTGCGCGGGTAGGAGCGCGTCTCGTCAATGGCCGGCAGGAATTCGATCTGCAGCGCGTCGCGACCTGGTGCGCCGTCCTTGCCGTCGCGCCCATCGCGGCCGGCTTCGCCCAGCAGGCCGTCCATGCCTTTCTGGCCGGGTTCTCCGGGATCGCCCCTGTCACCCTTCTCGCCCTTTTCGCCCTGCGGACCGGGTTCGCCGGCCGGACCCTGCGGGCCTTGAAGACCATCGGCACCCTTTTCGCCGTCGCGGCCGGGTGCGCCGTCGATGCCCTTCTCGCCCTGAATGCCTTGAATCCCCTGCGGACCAACTTCGCCCGGTGCGCCGTCTTTCCCGTCGATGCCGGGGTCACCCTTCTGCCCGGGTGCGCCGTCCATGCCTTTTTCGCCCTGCGGACCCGGTGCGCCATCCTTGCCGGCCGGAATTTCCTCGAGCCGCTTCTGGAATGGCTCGATCGCGCGTTCGAACATGCGACCGAACTCGGTGCTGCAGTAGCCCTTGACGGCCTGAAAGACCGAATCGGCCAGGGTGCTGATGTCGACCTTCATGCGCTTGCCTTAAATGAAAAAGCCCGCATTGCGCGGGCTTGTGGGTTGCTGGTCGCGTTCATAGCGGGGTGGCGATCACTTCGGTCATCACGCCGTTCTCGTCGCGTGCAATGGTGAAGCGATACGAAGCCGGCTTCGATGGGGTGGCATCCTTGCCGTCGCGACCATCCTTGCCCGGTTCACCCTTCGGTCCACGCTCCCCGTCCTTGCCGTCAACACCATCGCGCCCGTCGCGCCCGTCTTTCCCGTCGCGACCGTTCTGCGGCAGCGGTATGTCGCCGACCGCTCGCTGGACCGCGACCTCGATCAGCGCTGGGTCAGCGTCCTTGCCGTCGCGCCCGTCCTTGCCATCGGCGCCGTTCGCGCCCGGAATGCCGATGCCGTCGATGCCGTCACGGCCGTCGCGTCCGTCGCGCGCCGCACGGGCTGCCGCGCGCTCGACTGCCGCCAGGCGCTCAAGCAAGGTCAGTTCGGTCATGGCGTCTCAGTGTTTGTTGATCACCTGCAGCGCGGCATGGATGATCAGCATGATTTCTTCGTCTTCGCCGCGCAGGCGACGCGGGATGCGGAAGCGCATCGGGCGGCCGGATGGCGCTTGAGGAATTGGCTGCGGCTCAGGCTGCGGCTCATCATCCGGGCCGGGGCACGCGCCGCCGAGCCAGAACGCGAGCAGGCTTCGAACGCCGGCTGACGTTTCTGGAGCGATGCCAGCAACAGCGCCGCCAGCCCAGAACGCAAGCAGGCCACGCGGCGCCGCCTGCGTAGGCGCTGCGCCATCTGCGCCAAACCAGTCGCCACTCCAATCACCGGACCACTGGCCCTGCGTTGCCATGCGTCAGTCGCCATTGAGTGCATCAATGCTCCGCGTGCCGGCCGAATAGGTGCCGTCGATGCGAACCGTTGTGCCATCCAGCCCAGTGAACTGTGGGTTTGCTCCCTCAAGCCCGGTCGCTGCCCCTGCAGCATGCGCAGCCAAGATTCTCAGGATCTCGGCCGCTGTGTAGCCGGCCTCGATCACTTCCGTCCACGGATTCGACGCGCTGCCGGCGTCGTTGAGTTTTTCACCCATCGTGCCGGCGGCATTGTTTGCAGCAGCTACCGCGGCCCAGACCGCTTGACCAACATTGGAGGTCGTCAAGCCCGTGCCCGTCACAACAAGGTCAGCGGACAACTCGCCGATGCCCGTCAGTGTCGCGTCAACCAGACCCAGTCCAGTGAGCGCAGCAACCAACTCGCCCAAGCCCGTGGCTTGAGCATCTGAAATTTCACCGGATCCGCCGATGTCTGCCAGCGCCTGCAGGAATGCCTTGAGGTCGCCCTCGGAGATCCCGCCGCTGCCAGCGATGTCGGCGATCAACTGGACGATCAACCCGCCAACCGCATCCAGCGAACCAGTGCCGGACAACGCAGCCTGCGCCAACTTCACCGCCCAGGTGTCTGCCTCGGAGACGCCACCGGAGCCTGACACCGTGTTTCTGGCCGCCAGCGCACCTGCGGTCTGCGGCATCATCCAGGCGCTCGGATGCCGGTTCCCTGACGGAAGTGACACGAGCCTGCTGGTTATGCCCTGGCCTGCTGTGATGTTGCGATTCGCGCCAGTCCTTGCAAAGTTGGCCAGCCTCGCAGACGGATAGGCATTGTTCAGGACCGTCGCGCCATAGGTCTGGAAAACGCCGGTCGCGCCGATGAACCCGTTTGCGAGGACTCCCACGTCAACCGCCGTATCCGTAGTCGAAGTCCACGTTCACAGTACCTGCCGATGTGGTGGCGCCGGTCTGAAACAGCAGGAACTGGATGTTCGCCCCGTCTGGGATCTTGCGCATGGATGGCAGCGCATTGACAAAGTCGACCTTGTTGTAAAGGCCGGTGGCTGGCACTGGGATCATCCACAGTGGTTTGCACAACCCGATGATGACGGTGCCAGATGCGTGCGCCGTGCCAGCCCAGACCAGAGAAACGATGTCTGACACGCCCGTGTCGCCGGCCGCAAGTGGAAGGAACGGGTTGTACTTGTTGGCTGCCGCACCCGTGTTGAGCAGTTGCCCGATACCCATGCTGGCCGTGGACGTGAACGTGGTCGTCGCTCCCGCTGCGCCGCCCGTGTCGAGGTAGTTCACGATGCAAGTCGGCGCATTGGCGCCGAGCGCGGTGTCCGCCGCAACGAACATCCGCAATCCTTGACCAGTCGGGTATCTGTCGCCCTTGCTGCCGCTTGAACCAAGCGCGGTCATCGTGACCGTTTTCGTGCCCGTGGTTGAGACGTTTGTGCCCGACAAGGGGACAAAACCGACCAGGTCGATTGCCATGATGTACCACGGCGCACCGGCTGCAGCGACCACGCCAGCGCCGGCCGACAGGAAGTGCTTGGTGGCCGTAGACACGTCGCCGCCGGTATAGATCGTTCCCTCCGACCACGTATCGTCGGTCGGAACGTAGGTCAGGTCTGATCCGGTGAACGTCGCGGCAGGCGGATACCCGGCATGCCCAGCGAGCAGCGTCCATGCGCCAGCAGTACCAGCGGAGGAAAGCGTTTTGGTCGTGACAACCATGTCGCCTTGGCCGTTGTTGGTCAAGTCGTTGATCAAGCCATCTTGTGATGTCCAGCCCATTCTTTACTCCCAAGCGACTTCAAGTGCGCCGACCAGAATGGACGACGCCAGTGTTCCTGCATACCCAGATGCAAACATGCCGATCACCGCGCCGTCGCGCACCCGCGGGGCGCCGGCCTGGTGGATTACCGACGCCAGTTCGGTACATGAGCCGAACGCCGCCGAGTTGGTGCGGCATTCCTCGGTGATCACGCTCTTGAGAAGCGGCTTGACGATCACAAGGCACATCAAGCCGCCGCCAGCGCCCGTGAACGTCACACTCTGGATCGATTTGACCTCGGTGTCGCCGGCCTGCAAGTAGCAGAACGGGTTGTAGGACGCGCCGGCACCAGACGCCCCGACAACCTGCCCACCGCCAGCGACGATGAAGGTGAAGTTGTTCTGCGAGACACGGCCGGCCACGCCATCTTGATTGGTGTACGTGAATGTGAACTGACCGACCGCCGAAGCGGCCGACTGCGCAACCGCGACAACCCGGCCGCCCCTGTACCGCGGGATGGTGACTGTGTTGTCCAGCACCTGTTCCTCACCGATGGCGTCGGTGTCGATGAACGGGTAGTAGAGAAGGTAGTCGCAGACCGCGATCTCTTGCCGGCCGTTGGTGACCGACGTCGTGCTGGAGGCTGCCGACATCAGCATCAAGTTCTTGATGTGCTTCGTTGCCGGCGAGACGTTGCCGCCTGTGTAGATGCCTTTGTCAGCCTCGATCAGCGCCGCTGTCAACGGCGTTGAAGCGTAGAAGTTTGCGATTGGCGAGCCGGCGAAGTACGTGTAGTCGATCCACGCATTCTTCGTCGTTGCAGCACTTGCAACGGTCTTCCTGAACGTGCTCATCCAAGTCTGCCCAGCCTCGTCGGCCGCCGCGTACTCGGAAACTGCGGCGAATCCCATCAGACGCACCGACCTGTCAAACCTGCAGCAACCTGCATCACAGCGACCTTGGCGCGCGTCGGCAGACTCATGCCGCCTTTGCCAACGCAGATGGCCTTGCGTGGGGCAATGATCTGCTGGCCGCAATCGGGTCCGCACGAGCGCTTGACCACCGGCTCGGCGCCGTCAACTGGCGTGACGCTGACCGCGCGCAGGCAATCTGCGCAGTAGTACAAAGGCGGGCCGACCCTGGCCCACAGCATCTTTTCAACCGCGCTGCGCTGATCCATCAGGACTCCGTCACGGTCAGGGCGCCAGCGGCAAACTGCGGCGTGATGCCGGCCGACACGGCAAGCGATGAGTTCAGGGCGCCGTAGTGCCACACCGCGGTTGCGCCACTTGCGCCAACACCCGTCGACACGTAGGTCAGCGTGGCGCCGGTAACGCCGCACTGCGGGAAACTGATCGTCGCAGCGTTCTCGGTTGCGCCGCCGCTTGCAGCAGTCCACCCGGTTGATCGAGCAACCGCTTGCCGAGCGTAGTCGGTATATGCGGTTTCGTTTTCGGCCTGAGAGTTTGTGGCCGCTGTCGGCGTCGCTGTGTGCATCGCGACATACGTGTTTGTCAACGGGCTGGATGCCGCGTTGTCAGCCACGTTTGCCCAGGCTGTCGCCCGGTACATCAGGTTGACGATGCTGTTGCAGGTGGGGGTGCTTTTTGGCATGGTGATTCCCTTACGTGGGGTCATTTCCTGAGATCGGATCAGCGCCCGGCGCAGCGGTAACCGTCGCTGTCCACGCTGATGTCGCGTCGTCTTCCTTGGTCACTGTCAGCGTCGTGCCGGCGATCGACCACTTGTTGCGGATGAACCGCAGCGCGTTGAGCGGACTGCGCGCGTTCGTGTCGCTGACCGCACTCATGTCGCGGTTGAGCAGCGCGTCGGCGTTCTGCGTGGCGGTCGGGATGTCGCCGGTCGCCGCGGGGCTGGCCGGCAGGTTGTCCGTCTTGGCCTTGATGGCAGCGATCTCGGTATCGAGATAGGCAGCAACAATATCGACGCTGGATTGGGTGGCGCGGCTGCTGACCGTGGCATTCAGGTTGTTGCCGACGATGTAGCCGGCCTGTCCAGCGCTGTACGAACCCGGCAGCGCCGTGATCCAAGGATCTCCTGCGCCACCGGCTGCGCTCAAGGCTTCACCTGTCGAGCCAGAGATCGCGTGGCCGCTCAGGATCTCGTCCCACACAGCATCGGCGATCTGCGACGCAGTCGGTGCGCTGCCACCACCAGAGCCAGTCGGCGCGTTGCGCAGCGCGTCGGCCGAGAAGCGGTAATCACCAGGAGACCCGGTGGCGAGCTCGAGTGTGGTGTCGACCCGATCAGTGACCGCCTTGATCGCGCCGACTTCGGCGTCGATGTAGCCGGCGACCGTTGCCAGATCCGCTGCACTTGCCACATACGTCAGGCCAGCGCCTCCAATCCCGATCTCTGCGGTTTGCGTGAGGATGTCATCGACATTGATGTCCATGATGTCGATCTTGGCCTCGACTGCAGCGATCAAGCCGGCGACCACTGACGCATCAGCCGGGTCGACGGGCAGGTTGTCAGTCTTCGCTTTGATCGCGGCGATCTCGGTGTCGAGGAAGTCATCGATCACGTCTACGCTGGTCTGTGATGCCCGTGCATCGAGGATCAAGTCCAGCCGGCCGCCGTTGGCCCAGTCGGTCTGCAACTCGTTCGTGTCGGCAAGGATCGCTGCGATCTCCGTGTCGAGATAGCCGGCCACCGTTGCCAGGTTGGCCGCGGTCGCAAGCGTGCCGATCTGCGTGTCGAGGTTCGCGGATGCGAGGCCGACCGCCGTGCGCACACCTGCCGCGTCCAGTGTGCTCAAACCGGACTGGATCTCGGTGACGGCCGATGCCGCCAGCGCCGTCGAGGTCAGAACATCGGACGCCATTGCGCCGACGCTCGCGTCAATGCGTCCACCGACCAACGATGCAGGAATGCGCGTCTGAATGTCGTTGGTGTCGCTAAGGATCGTCGCGGTCTCGGACTTGATCGCGGCCACGTCAGCAGAAATAGACGCACCGGCCGGTGCGCCAAGCCGGGCATAGTTGTCGCCGGTCTGCGGGAACGACGTGAAGATCTGGACCGTTGCCGGAACCGCGCCCGTTCCGATGAAGGTAAACGCGACGTGGTCGTAGTTCGTCTCGGCCTGCGCTGGCGCGTAGGTGTGGAAACCGTTGCCTTCGTGCGTGCAGGCGCCGGAACCAACCGAGCCCGCAGCTTGCGTTCCGGCATCACCCGTGACGTAGACGGTCACCGAGCCCGTGAACGCCGAGCCATCGGTGGCGCTGACGAGTTGGCAGCCGATGACTTGCGAGGCGACGTTTTTCTTCACGGTCTAGCTCCAGATGAAATCACTGTGTTGCAGCCGCGTGCCCAGGCGGATTGAAATGTTCCACCTGACGCAGTACCGAACGCCAGATACCAGCCTTTGCGAGCGGTGGCGCTTACTGTCGTGTAGTCGATCGTGAACTTGCCGGTCCCTGGAGTGACATCGGCGACAACCAGATCACTTGTCGATCCAGATGCCGAGGCTCGGATGTATAGGGCGTCGGTCGCGCTGTATGCGGCTTCGGCGTTGGATGTTCCAGCATTGTCCTCATCAACCGCGGCAAAGCCAGCGTTCACCGAAGAACTGGCGGCGCCGATAGAGTACGAATTTGCCTGCGCGTCTGTCTTGAGTGTTTCGGCAGTATCAACTGACGTCATGCCCAACAGAACAGCGGTCGGGTTTATGCCTGTAGTCGTCGTATCGACTGCGCCTGTCGAGGTCGCAGTTGTGATCGTCCCAGCCAGGAACGACAGGTCGGCCCCGCCCAGAGCAAGGACGTAGATCAGGTCACTTCCAGACCCGGCAACGCGGGTGGTCGCGGTGAAGTCGTCTGCCGCCCACGACGTGATTTCGATGCCGTAATCAAGCCCCGCGGCGGTGCTGATCTGCCCGGCGCAATACGTTTCAGAGAAGTACGCGGCGCATTGTTCCGATGACGTTGCGTTGTTGATTGCCCACGCAGACATCCGGTGCGTGCCATCACTGGCAGCAAGCCCGAACGACAACTGCACCGTGTTGGTCTGCGTGCTGCCGCTGTTCGGGGTCTGCCCGGTGAAGCCGATGCACGTCGTCAGGATCAGGTCTGGGGCGAACCCGAGGCTGGCTGACGTTGTTCCGGTATCTACCGTTGGGTCGGTCGTGAGTGACAGAACCTTGGCGCTGACCCCCTTCAGCAGAATGACCGTTGCGTATCGGTCAAGTGTCGTGTTGTCTGTCGACAGTGTTAGGCGAACACCGTCCGTGATGTTCGATATCGTGTAGCTGCACGGCCACGACGATGTGTTGTTCACCAGTGCAACCGCTACATCAGTTCGAGCGAGCCTCCTGGTGGTCGAATTTGCAGCCGCATCCTGCGCCCACACGGACATCGTGCGGACATTGGTCCCATCCCAGAACCCGACGCCTATGCCAGAACTGGCTTGCGGATTGTTGGTGGTGTTCGCATCGCCATACAAGATGATTGCAGCGGTGGGCGTGCCGAATCCACTTGATGTGAAGTCAACACTGCCCGTCGCATTCGGAAGCGACTGCGTGATGACCGCTGTCGTCTGGGCCATGCGTTATGGCAATCCTGCTTGTTGGCGGAAGGTTGCTTCGTTGGCCAGGAACCCTTCTTCTGCGGCCACCAGCAGGGACTCGATGCGCAGCATGTAGTCCAGTTTGACGGTCGCCGATCCCGTCGCAGCGTTGGTCAGGATCGTGTTCAGGTCGGCCAACTCGGACACCGTCAGCGGGTCGCGCAATTTTCCATTGAGCGCATCGCGCACTTGTGTTGCGGTGAACACGCCGCGCGCAACAAGGTAGATTGCCGCGGTCAGGGTTGCCGATCCCAACGGATCACCCAACTCGCCACGCTCGACCACTCGATTCCAGATTCCAGCCATTGCGTTCCCCTTCTATCTGAACAACATCAAAGACGCTTCAATCAACGACCCGCATCTCGGGCGGCGAGTTGTATCGGGCGCACTCTTTCAAGTACGCATTGCGGCAGTGTTCTTCGGTCTGCCACAGGAACAGGAAGTCGATGATCGGCATGAAGAAGCGGCCGGCGATCTTTCCGTCGCGCCAGGCGCGGTAGCAGCGGCTCGACATCGACTCATCGGCCCAGGCGCTGCTCTGCAGCGGAGTGATCAGCACGTTGGCCAACTGGTCGCACGCGATGAACAACTGCAGGAACCAGTGCTTCGGTCGGAATGCCATGTTGGTGTCCTTCGTGGTCAGCGCTCGAGCGCCGCTTCGGTGAACTTGGCGATCAGCGCGGCGGCCAGATCCTCGACGTCGGTCTCGGGTTCTTCTGCCTTAACCTCGACGGGCATGACTTCCTGCACGGCACGCTGCACCAGGTCGGGCAGCGATGCGGTGATGTCGGAGAGCATCGACTTGATCGATTCGGCTGCGGCCTCGTCGCGATCCATCGCGGCCTGAACCGCCTTGGCAGTGGCGTGCTCGATCTGCTGCGCGGTTCTCAGGTCAGCGTCCTCGATCGCCTTGACTGGCGCGGTGGCTGGAGCCGGGTCGGCAGGCTTCGGAGTTGGCGCCATTGCCTTGCCGAATGGGTCTTCACTGGAGTCCCGCTTTGCAAGCGCCGACAAGCTGTAGTTCTGGACTTGGAGGTAGCAAGACTCACCGCCTGCAATTGGCTTCTCATTCAAGCGAGCACGCGCCTCATTCGGGGTAAGCAGCGCGCCCTTGACCGCTTCGGCCAGCATCGTGATCTGCGTGGCCGAGTCCATGCGCAGCAGGCCGTCCAGATCCATCTCGACGTGATAGCCGAGCGATTCCATGTCCAGCCCTTCGGTCAGGCACAACTCGATCGACTCGATGTAGGACTGCAGGCAGCCGGTGTAATACTGAGATTCCAGCGCCTCGACGTTGCCCGCGGTCGGCATCGGCCCGCTGTTGATCTTGTAGAGCGGCATGAAGAACACGCGCGCCACGTCCGCAACGGTCCAGTCCAGTTGCTCGAGCATCTGGGCGGTCTGCGCCGGGATGGTCATCGGCTCGTACTTGAGACCGTCGCCAGCCACCAGCAATCGACCGATGTTCGCGCCTGCAAAGTTCGCTTCAAACTCTTTCTTGAGGCGCAGCGCGGTCTCGTCGGGGATGGTCTCGGGCGCGGTGAGCATTCCGCTCGGGCGGCTCATGTTCTGGAAGAACGTGGCGCTGTTGGTCTGGATGCGGTTGCCCTGCGTCGCGCTCATGGCGGCGGCGTGCAGCGGCGAGATGCCGACCAGCGGGTGCCACAAGGTGACGCCGCGGTCGTGGATGATTTCGGATGCCGGCAGCACCTGACCTGTCGGGAGGCGCGAGAGATCGTCGCCGCCGAGCGAGTAGTACACGTCGCCCTGCGGCGTGACCATCGGCACAACCCGGCGCGGGTCGAGCAGGTAGAGCGCGGTGACGATGCCGCGCATGTCGCGCTGCTTGACGGCGTAGGTGTTGCCGTAGAGCAGTTTCGACGTCAGCCAGTAGGTCAGGAACTGGATGCGGTTCTGGTAGTGGTTCGGACGTCGAAGCACGCGCCAGAAAGGCGACGAGTACGGCACTTCCTCATCGATGCCGTCCGCGTCTTCCTGCATCAACTCCAGTTCCAACTTGGCGATGTCGGTCGCGATGCGGGCGATGCACGCGAACACGGCGCCGAACGATGTGATGCTGCCGATCGGGTCGACCGTGACGCCCTTCTGCCAATCGCCGGCCGCCGGCTCACGGATCATTCCCCACAGCGACGAGCGCACAGGCACGCTGCCCGTGGTTGCCGCCTTGGTGGACAGGCCGGATGCGAGGATCAGCGAAAGGGATCGTTCAGCCACGGGTCAGTCCTCGAGCAAGGATGGCGGCCAGGAGGAAGGCGATGCTGCCGCCGACGATGAGCGCCCACGGCAGGCCGAGCAGTAGGTAAGCGCCCGCGGTCGAGCAGCCGGCGCCCAGCACGAGCAACTGGATCAGGATGCTTGTCGGATCGACCAGCCCACTGAACAGCGACTTCAGGTAGGCCAGCACTTGAACCAGCGTGGGCACGGCGACTTCCATCAGGACTGGCTTTCAGTGGTGACGCGAGGCGGACGGCCGCGGCGCGGGGCCGTGGGCACGACTGGATCTGCGGCGGTCGACTCGGCCGGGTTCTCATCTGCAACGGTTTCAACAACAGCGGTGCCGGCGGCCTCCGCTGGCGAGTCAACCTTTTGGGACTCGAATTCGATCGGATGGTTGACAGCGACCGGATCAGATTCTGGATCGGGTTGTGCCTTGACTTCCACCACGGGCGGCGCGCTTTGCGTCAAGCCGCTCAGGCTGGCGGGCATCGCGATCTCGCGTGCCCGACCGTGCTTGACGTAGTAGCCGGCGTCGACCGCACTGGCGAAGAACCTCTCGCCGACCGACAGGGACTCGCCCATGTGGTACATCGGCTTGAGTGCCTCCATGTGTCTGGTTTGGTAATCCATGCGCTCCACTCCAATTGAAAAAGGCCCGGCACCTTTCGATGGCCGGGCCTTCGTTACCGCACTGACTCAGATCACGAAGCGTAGGACTGAGCCTTGTCGATGAACTGGACCGCTTGCGAGCGGCGCTTCGTCCAGTGGATCCAGCGGTCGACCTTGACGCCCATGAGGCCGTTCTGCCAGAGCGAACGCAGCGAGGTCGCGCCGCCCGATGGGGCGTCGTTCATCTCGAGCGAGGCTTCGGTCGACACGTCGATCATCATCTGGTTGTCGTCGGCCAACAGCACTTCAGCCTGGTTGATCAGGATGAGATGCTGGTCGCCCGGCGAGCCAGATGGCGTGACGTTGTTCGACACGATGACCGGCAGACCGTAGAAGATGCCGCCGTTCATGGTCAGTTCAGGGAACGCCTTGAAGTCCTGGTTGGTGCGCATCATCGACAGGCGGATGGCCAGCGATGCAGACATCACCCAGACGCCAGTCGCCAGGCCGAGCTCGGCGTCGGCGAACTGGGTCATGATGTACCGGACGTCGGCATCGATCGCGGCCAGCGTTGCGCCAGTCGCCTGACGCGGCGTGACGCCGTAGGTCAGCGATGCCGGCGACACGTTGGCCACACCCGGATAGGCCGGATCGATCAGGCGCTTGTCGAGGTACTGCGAGATACCGTCGACCAGATCCTGACGCACCAGCGCTTCGGCCGATGGGTTCGACAGCTTGGCCAGTTCTGCGGTGATGACGCAGATGGTCGAAGCCTTGGACCACGGCAGGGTGATGTTGTCGAAGTCGAGCTTCTTCACTGGAGCCGGCAAGCCCTCACCCACGAACGTGCCGGTGGTGCCGGCGGTCTGACGCGGGATGCGGATGTTGAACGGCACGCGGCGCAGCGACGACAGGCGACCCAGAATGGTCTGGGGGCGCAGCAGTTCGATGAACTCGCTGACCATGTCGTTGTACTGAACCAGCGGAGCCGCCCAGGTCGTGTCGCTCGTCGTACCAGCCGCAACAGCCGCCTTCATGACGATGCCGAGTTCGGGCATGTCTTTGTAGAGGTTGTTGGCCAGCACTTCGGCTTGCATCAGGTTGCCCTTGGAGATGGCAAGCAGCGCAACGAAGCGGGTGAACGCGGTGCCAGCAGGCGCATTGCGGCGCACGCTGATCGGGCCGGAACCGGCGATGGCGACGGCGCCTTGGCCGACTCCCGTGTTCACGGCAACAGGCACGGCCTTGGCGACCATCGTCTGCTCGTGAGCCTTGAGGCGAGTCAGGTGCTCATCGATCGCCTTGACTTCGGTCTGGAGACCGTCGTATTCCTCGGACTCGTGAGCGTCGAGGGTGCGGCCATCGGTGGCTGCCTTGGTCATGATCGCGTCGCTGCGATCGACGGCTGCGGTGCGCTTCGTGTTGAAAGCGCTGATTTGTTCTGCGAGGTTCATTTCCTGTCCTTTCGAGACGTAAAAAAGCCCGCTTGAAGCGGGCTGGTTTGGGTGTCCCGAAACGCCGGGCGAGGGGTTGGGCGTGTCGCCCGGTGGAGCGCCGGACGCCGCCTTGGCGACGGTGGGCGCGATGTCAAGACGCACGACGGGCCGAGAGCCAATCGCGGCTCTGCGGATGGCCATGTCGGCGGCCTTGATTGCGGTGATGGAGCAGTCGCCGTTGGCGGCGACGGTCACGGCCGAGAGCTCGAGCCACAGCCACTTGATGAAGCGCTGTGCGTAGGTGCCTTCAATGCGAGCGGACTCGATCGCGCTGAACCCGATGGACAGGCCGCGGACCAACTTGGCCTCGAGGGTGTCCCACGCTTCGTCCAGGCGGTCCTTCAGCTTGCCGGGCTTGTCGACCTTGGCGACCTCGCCCTCGACTTCGATTCCCTTGTCGGTGACCTTGGCGCTGGTGATCCAGCCGATCGGCTCGCGGCTGTTGTGCTGCCACAGGAACGGGATCGGCAACTTGAACTCGGCGCCCTTGGGCTCCACGATGTCGCCCATCCGGTCGACGCTCGGCGTGGTGGCAAGACCAGAGAACGTGCGCTTGCCGTTCTTGTCGTCCATCGCCTTGATTTCAAATGTCGAATAGGCGCGGTTGATCGTGGTCATGTGAGACCTCCAGAAACGAAAAAACCGCTCGAAGGCGGTTTGGTGGGTTGCGGCTTGAAGCCGGTCAGGCGTCGGTGAACCCGAGACCCTGATAGCGGCCTTCGGATGCGATCACCGACAGGCCGGCAAGCGCCGGCTTGGCCTTGGGCGGATCGATGACTTCAGGCACGGGGATCGGCTGATCCATGCCCATGTAGTGCGCGGTGGTCGCGACGTCGTCGCGCACGGCGGCGTAGGGGCGATCCGATCTGCGGCGCAATGGCAACAGGTCGAAAACGCCAGTGACGGCGTTGAACGTCAACACCAAGGTAGCGTCTGCCATGTCGTCACCCAGTCAGAAGTTGCGGGTCAAGTGGTGAACATTTGGAACCTCGCCGTGCGCGGCGGCGACGGGTTCAGGGACATCAGCGAGTTCGCGTCGAACGTGGCCATCAGCGGGTCGATCTTGGCGGTGCCGCTGGCCTGCTTGGTGATCGAAACAGCGTTCCCGTTCTGCACAATGCGCGCGTTGCCGGCGCACCAGTTCATGAGCGGGCTGCCGCAGTGAACCATCTCGCCGCCGGCCAGCTTGCGCTCTGTCGTCTTAATGGCCCCGTTCAATTTCCACCCCTGCGAGATCGCGATGATCTGATCCATCTCGATCTTGCGTTCGGGCGACGTCAACTCGTCCACGATGTCGCCGATGCCTGCAGCGTCGACGCCGATCGCCATCTTCTCTGGCAGCAGCGATGCGGCATGGATCCGGCAAACGATGTCTGCAACCTGGCAGACGTCTTCACCCGGGCGGTCGACCATCGTCAGATCGCCGTCGCGTTCGAAGTCGAGCAGCCGCGGCGCGATTTCCTTGCGCCGCTCGAGCACGATGCGGTGTGCCCACGCATGGCACCAGTGCAGCCACTGTCTTGTCACGCGGTCGCGACCAACGATGGCCAGCCCGAGCAGGTCGTCCAGCCCACCACCGTCGATTCCGACGACGATGACCTCAGACCGCTTGATGATCTCGTCTAGCGTCAAGCCGGGTTCGGCCTGCTGTTCCCAGAAGTCGGCGCCGGTCCAGCGATCTGATCGCAGGTTCAGGCCGATCTCGACGTTCAGGTGCTTGGCAAGGAATCCACGCATGGACTCGTCGCCGGCATCCTTGGCCTTGCCGAACTCGCGCTCGAGGAACACCCGGTCGACGGAGTAATCCATGTTCGGATTGACCATCGCGAAGTTGGCCGGGTCAAGGTGTTCCTTGGCCTCGATCATCTCCTCGGGGAACTCGTAGATCACCGGCACGAACGCGGGGTCGATGATCTTCCCGTCGCGCACGTCGCGCGCGTACTTCAATTTCTGCTTGAACACGCCAGCCGGCGGGTCGTCGCTCTGGGTCGTGAGCCAGATGATGAATCCCTCGGGCCGCGACGCCAGGCCGCCGGTCGCCTCGCGCAGCATGTTCTCGGCGTTGGCCACCTTTCCGAACAGCCACGCTTCATCGACCAGGATGCCGACCGCTTTCTTGCCGCCGACTGTGCTGTTGTCGGCCGCCACCACTTTCAGGTTCGCGCCGCTGGTGCGGTGCGTGATCGTCTTGATGTGCGTCTGGACGTGCATGAGCTCGTCCAGTTCGTCGTCCTTGACGCACATATCGCGCGACGGCGCGTAACTGTTGTTGGCGATCTCGACGGTCGGCGCCAGGATGATGAACTCAGCCGACTGCCGCCAATTCAGGATCAGGCTGGTGAGCATGATCGCCGCGGCGATGGTCGACTTGCTGTTCTTCTTGGGCAGGCAGACGAACCACTCGGTGATCAGTCGCCGACCCGACTCGGCCTCGTAGGCACCGAAGATCGAAGCCGCGAGATCGAACACCCACGGCGCGCAGGCTTCGCCGATCGTCGGGCTGCCGGGCGCGTCCACGATGCGCAACTCGCGCATGACGACCAGACCGCGCTCGGCCTCGTCTGGAAAGATCGGCGCCGGGATGATCGACTTGCCCTGCTTCAGCCGATCAGCCCAATCCAGGCAGGCGGTCGACCATTCAGGCTGACTCAACTCGACGTCACTCCACGGTCCCCTTGATGTCCATCGGGGTTACTTGTTGCTGACCACCAGCTTCGGTGGGGGTGCAGCAGCAGAGAAGCGGCCTTTGGCTGCCTTCGTTGCCGCATGCAACTGTTCTTCTCGCTTGCCGCCGTCTGCCCTCTTGACGTGGACGTACTGCGCAGCAGCGATTGCAGCCCGAACCCGAAGCAATGGACTGGCAAGCGGGTCGTTCTGGACGGACAGCAGGAACTCGAGCGGCTCCTGACCATCCTTGGCTGCCAGCGCAGGCTCGACCGGCTTCGGTTTGGGCTTTCTGCCCGCGCCTGGACGCGCGCCGCCCGTGTTTGGCCTCGCGCCTCCAGATCTACCCTTGACCCCTGCCATTTGGTGATTCCATTTGATGACCGGCTTATTCAATGCGAATGCG